ACCGGGATGCCGTACTGCAGGATGTACGGTGGGTTGACTGGAATTGTGGAATCGAGCGCCATTACGTCCTCACCTCAAGAGGCCTTGGCACATCGCACCAACGACCGCCATCTCAGGACGGCGCAACAGCACGATGGTATCGGCGGCGGCGATGCTGTTTTCACACCCGTGCTGTTAGTCATTATGACGGCGGCCTTATCGCAATCGTCATGGCGCACCACACGTTCGATGCAGAAATAGTGAATGTGCCTGGGTTCTCTGTACTCGCATAAAAGGACCGCCGAGCACTCGTTAAGGTGCATAATGCAAGAGCCGCTGTATCAGTTCGATTGGTGTAATTCGCCGGCGTACTTGTAACGCTCGGCGCGGTTGCGATTCCAGCAGTTGCAATCCAAAGGTCACGATCAACAGCCCAGCCTGGCGTCGCTGCGGGTGGATCCGGCGTTGTGGATGTGCCTAGATCAGTAACCCCAGCCACACCACTCAAACTTCCGTACCACTTCGTGATGCGATAAACATGAGCCGCCATAACGCAACTGAAGTCGGTTGTCCAGTTAACCGTGGTTCCGCCTTCTGTTCCGTTTGCAACCTTCGCGTCGACAGCAACAACCGTAGTGCTTCTACCAGTGGAGGTAATCCGAGTCCAGCCAGTGGGCGGAAGGCTAATGCCTTGATTATTAGTAACAACGATGGTTATAAGGAGATCACCAAGATTTACAGTGGCCGGCATTGAAACATTATGGTTGGTGGCACTAGCGGTAATTGCAGTGGGAGTAACGCTCTGCACCTGCGGCGTTGGCAACAGCACATTCTTCTGCAAGGTCATGCATGTGAACCGCTTTGTCGGGGAGACCCGGTACTCGAATTCGTAGAGCGCCATCTCTCCCGCAGTCACTGCATCGCTGGAGAGAACGGGCGGCGTATCATTCGTGTACATCACGATCTCATTGCCAGCGCCATCGGTGATTTTGCTGGGCCAGGGTCGCCCGGCCACACTGTCCTGCTGCATCCAAAGGCGATAGCGCCCGCCATTGGTGGGGTTGTTCAGTACGAGCGTCCATGACGCCGCCGTGACCCGCACCTGTTGTGTGAGGCCGGTTGACAGATCCAGCGTGCACGCTGATCCGGAATCCACCGATGCCTGCACCGGCACGGCGAGGATGCGCTTCGCGCCGGTGAAATCCATGATGGTCGCGGCGTTTTGGTCGAACACCTGGATGCCGTAGTCCGTGGTTGCGACGCCCACCTTTCCGAGTTTGGTGCGAGTGACGGGCGATGCTTGCGTATCCACGACGCTCAGCAACTGGCTGCCATACCCAACGGTGAGCGCGCCAACCGTGAGGTCGCCGTACATCGTCAGTGCGCCCGTCACTCCCGATACGGTCAGAGTTAGGCGCGTCACGCGGCCGGTCCCGATACCGACTCCATTACCGGTCGAGCCGTTCAGCGTAAAGTTGTGCGCGTCCACGACGGTGATAGTCCACGGGCCATTGGCGTTCGTGTTCGTCAGGTGCCCGCGGATAATGACCCGATCGCCAGTCGCGTACCCATGATTGGTTACTTGCACATTGATCGGTGTCGCGTTGGTGGATGAGACGAGTGCTTGCGGGGGCGTTCCGAGCCGCAGGAAGTTCGTGCTGGCGGGGAAGTCGATGTAGGACTGCATCCCGTCGATGAAATCGGGATCGGTATAGTTGGGCGCAAACCGAATCTCGTACTTCGAGTTCGGTGGTAGTTGATCGACGATTGCCCCGAACGCGGCCATCGGATTCGGCGCGCCGGCGCCGCTGATGAGGATGGGCGTGAGGCCTTCGGTGTAGGCCGTGAAGCTCGAGACGTTGCCGACCTCATCGACGTGGCGGCTCTTGTAGTAGCGGATCGCGCCATCGTTGGGGAGCGCATCGATGAACGTGACGCCGCCCTGCGGCGCCGGCAGCAGCGTCGTGGCGAGCACGGCCGCGCCATCGTTGGGGACGCCCGCGTTGTCGGGCGCGCGCCAGACCTCGGTGCGGAGCGCCTGGTCGGCGACGAAGACGGTGACCGGGATGCCGTACTGCAGGATGTACGGCGGATTAACCGGGATCGTGGTGTCGAGCGTCATTCGCCGCTCACATGAAGAGCTTGCCGCCGCGATTGCTGAACGGCGGCGGAATGAACGGGACAAAGCCCGATGTGGTCACATCGATCGTCGCTTCGGCAAAGCCGCCGGCACCGTCGATCGTGCGAATGGCAACCCGGTAAGTCTTACCGGCGCCCAAGCCGGTGAAATCATAGAAGATCGAGCCGGGCGATAACACTGCGATCCGGGTGCGGGGGTCACTTGTCGGTGTGGCGAGCCATACCTCCACCTGCCGTGTGGAATCCGGATTGCTCCAGCTGACACGGAAGTTGTTGGCGCTAATAAGCGAGGACGAGAGCCCCGTTGGAGGCGACAATGTCGAGAGATCGACATAGTCCACCGGGTTCCCGTACAGGGTCGGATACCACCAACCGCTCGGTAGTTTGAGCGCATTCACCAGGAAGTGGAATCCCAGGATGTGCACGTGTCGCTTCGCCATTGTGCGCGCGCGCCACCAGACACGACTGCCGCCTGGCAGGCCTCGCTGGACCGCCACCCAGCTCACCCAGTTGTAGCGCACGAACATCCAGTTTGGGTCAGAATCCGGCGGGCGGACACCAACCGTCGTCGGGGTGACGTTGACCGAGACTTCGGCAGGTTCACCCTCGCCATTCGGCGAGACCAAGCACGACGCGGTGTGCCCCGGATCGCCGGCGACCTGTGCAGGCGCTCCCATGTTCGATGGAGGATTGGACTGCAACGTGACACCCCAATCGGTACCGGTGAGCTTCACCGTCGGGCCATCCTCGGCGCGTTCAGTGCAGAGGACGAGCCGCTGCTGGCCTCTTTTGTTCGAGCCCGGATCGGGATTCGTGCTAGTATTGAGCACAAAGAAGCTGCCAGGGTAGATGCCTGCCGTGTTCGACCAGCGGCGCGCCGTCACGGTCACAATCATCGGGCCATGCCCGTACGGCCGAGCCACTGCGGCGTGCGCCATACGGATCGCCGATTGAGTCATGTGGACGTAGCGGGCCGTGAGGTTGATCCCTCCTTGGTTGATCCATCCCCATTCACCGGGCATGGCTCGGTAACCCTTGAAGTCCACTTGGTATTGCTTGTCGGAGAGCGCGAGGTTGCCGAGCTCGCCATCGATGATCTGACCGCCCTGCACCTCGAACATTTTTTTGGTGATGACGGGGAACATGAAGCCAGGCATTAGCACGGCGCTGATCGTCAGCATGCTCTCGCCGTAGATGGTGTAAGCACCCCACGTGACGGCGGCCGTGGGGTCGTAACTCCATCCTGGCATCTTGTCGGCTACAAGATCAGCATCCGTGAGTGTGACACTGCCGACAGGAACGCTCGAGGGTTGCCGCATGTCCACCGGGACGAACGTCCCCGATCCGTCGAAGTAGTATCCAATCCCGTATGCCTGGCAGATGTATTGCTCGACGAAATCCCGAATAGGCATCGAGGCATCGATGATGCACCGAAATGGCGGGAACGTCTGGTCCGCAACAAGCGCGTTGAACCCGTGGCGCCCGTCGCCGACGTTGTCGGTAAGCTGTACGCCGACACCTGTGATGAGGTCGCCGAGGTTCTTCCCCGGTGGTAGCGCCACCGGTTTGTGGCCGCCGCTGCTGTCGAAATACGGGTGATACACGCGACCGAAGTAACCAAGCAGGACGTCCTTAAGGACTTGGGCCGGATGAACATCGTTGATCGCCAGCAGGTTTCCGGGCTTGAAGGGGTCAGCCGAGCCCTCGGCGAGCGCCATGTCGCACACCACATGGAACTTGATGGCCGTGCCAACAATCGGGAGATCCATGCGTCCCGGCGACCGCTGCACTTTGATGAGATCGTTGTCGACGAGTGAGACTTGCAGTCCCGGTGAGACGGTGATGGTTGCGAGCCCCGTCCCATCCGAATTCGCGTCTGCCTGCACCATGTATCGCTGCTGTTGGTTGTTGAAACTCAAGATGTCACCGGCTTTTACGATGCCGGTGACGCTCGCCGTCCATCCCTTGCTGTTAAAAGACTGAGTGATCAACGCTGGCGATGCCGTTTGTGCGCCATTGACGAGCGGGCTTCCCGTTGCAACACCGATCGGGTAGACTAGCGGCTTGATCGCCAGACCCCAAAGCTGGGTAGGTTGCAGCCAACCGGTTGCAGGGTTCATGGTGAGTGTCTTGTTCGTGAATCCATACCCGACATAAAAGTCGCCTTCTGCACTTGTGTCGGTGCGAGTGACGCGCGCGATCCCGACACCAGAAAACGTTGGGACAATGGTCTTCGTGGGGTCCGGCGCGGAGGCGGGCGGCAAGTTGAGCGCGAACCCCGCGGGCATGATCGCGGATTGCAGCGACATGGTCCACTGATTCGCGGCAGTGGTGCGGTGATCCGCGTCGACGTGCACCAACGCCCAATTGTTGCCCGCATCGATCGCCATCACCTTGCCCTTCAGCTCTTTCGTGACCTTGGCGATTCCATACGGTCGAACGAGACCCACCGGCATGACGGAGACGAGCTGGGCGTATCCCATGTAGTACTGCGATGTCACGTCGGGCGTGTCGGTCCAGGCTGCGCTGACCGTCAGCACTGAGGGCGTGTTTGATGACACCTGCCGCATTTGACCTTGGCCTTTGCCTCCAGCGATCGTGACGAGCGCCCCTACCCACTGGTTCGTAGCCCACGCCGCCCCGGAATCGGTGAGCGTTGTACTCGTCGCTGTCGTCACCGCCCGGATCGAGGTCTGACGTACAAGCTCGTGCGGCAGACCTGTAAACGTCGCGCTGGACAGGTCGTCCGATAGATCGCGGAGCGACAACTTGTACACGATCGACGAATCGGATTTCAGGGCGAGCGAGCGGACCCGCCCCGTAAAGAACGGATTCCACGTCACGCCGCCGTCGAGCGACTCTTCGATGTAGCACTTCAGGCGCGCGAAGCGGGGCGTTCCCTCCTTGTCGCCGACGAACGCCGTCACCCAACGGGTCGCGTTGATGCCGCCGGCAGGAGTCCGCATGTCGATGATGTCGAAGCTCAGCTCGCCGACGTCGGTCTTTTTACTGAGCAAGTCAATCTTGCCTCGGCGCCCCGTTGGGAAGTCCATGTATGGTTGGAAGCCGGCGATCCCGGTGCGCGTCGCGATCTTGAACGGATCGCTGTGCGGGGCGCCGGCGATGGGTGTCAGGACCGTGGTCTCGGAAGCATCGTCGCTTCGGGAGATGAAGACGGTCGCGCGGTAGGCGACGTCGCTCATGCGGCAGCCCCCTGGGCGAGCGTGGTGACTTGAGATGTTCCGGGACCGATCTTCAAGCGGATCAGGCCGATCATCGCCGCGACGCTCAGGTAAAACACGACGCCCAGCGCGCTGTAGGATGCGATGTCGAAGAAGTCGGGGAATCCGCCGGGCCCTCCGCCGGAGTTGGCCGTAACGACCGCGGCACCGTTGATCGATCGTTGGATTTCGGTCGAGCCGTCACTGAACACGCGCGCGAACAGCTCGACGGTGTCGGCGACGTTTGCGCCGGGTGTGACTATTGCAGAAGCCTGATTACCGCCGGCGACACCCGGTAGGCCGTTCGAGTAATTGAACCGGTGATTCGGTGTCTGCCCACTGACCCCCGAGCCCGTAAACATTCGGAGCATTGGCTGATTGGCCGCGGCGTTGGTCCACTTCACCAGTTCACCAAAAGAAGCGAGTTGCGACCACCCGAGGTCGATGAACTTCGCGTAGATCCAGAGGGGCTGCGTCGGCCACGGCCAGTTCGACACCATGCTCACGACGTCATTGTTCCGCGAGGCGGTGCCTGACGTCGTCGCCATGTAGCTCGTGCACGGACCATTGACGCCCGTGGTCCACCGCTCGAGCTGCGCCCCCCAGAGGTAGAGTCCCTTGGTTATGTCCCCGAGATAGCTGACGTTTCCACTGTCGTCGTAGATGTTGACCTGTATATGCCCCGACGTCACACCGCCGTTCACCGCTCCCGCCACCTCGATGCGATACCACCCGCTGGCGAGCGGCACGATCCGAGAGTAAAACCCCGTCGCGGCGCCGGCTAAGATCACGGCCGAGGTCGTTCCGGCGGTCAGGTTGAACTCGGTCGCGAAGAAATTGGTTCCGGCTATGTCGCCGACGTACAGCCGACCGCGGAACCGGCCTGCGTTCTTCACGAAGATCGAGCCGGCGACCTTCTCGCCGCTGGTGATGGTCATGCCGGTCTGATAGACGTAGTGGTTGTTGGTTACTGCCGTCTCGGCCAGCTTGTCAGCCGTGAGCGCTCCGCTCGGCGCCGCCACTGCGTTCGCCGCGATCGTTGCCTGTGCCTTCGTCCACGTCGCGTCGTCGAATGTCTCCGACCACAGGGCGTAATTCGTGGACGATGTCTCGAAAAGAGTCGTCCGGGTGGAGCTCACATAGTGTCGATCGCGCAGAACGTTCCCCCCATCCAGCACCAGCGTCCCGTTCTGCGCGATGCGGTACGCGGCCTGTGCGCGCGCCACCGTGTACGCGACTGGATCACTGAGTGACGCACCGGGTGCGTACTCGACAAACAGACCACGCAACGCAAGCCAAAAATCCATGGTCGGATTGCGAAAAACGAACTTCTGATTCCAGTCGAACTGTGGGCTCAAACTCCGTCCGCCCGATGCAGGCTCCTTCAGATAGCAGCCATCGATCCAGAATTTCGGCAGGGTGACGTCGGGCACGAACCGGAACGAGCCTTTGGCGCGGGCGAAATCGAGGAACGCCTGAATTCCTGTCGGCCCAGACAGGGCAGTCTGTTGTGGGTACGAGGCCTGCGACCCAAATGCATTCGGGAACGCGGGCAGGAATTGGCCTTCGCATTCCAGCGTGTAGTCGTACGCGATCCAGGAGTCCTCAATCCCCGACGGCGCTTGTGCGAATGACGTGCCCGCCCTGGGTTCCCGGTCGGTGATGACACTCTTGAGCGGGTAGCCGAGGAACACCGTGTTCTGGAAGTTCCCACCCCAATAAATCGCAGAGACGCGGCTGGGCATATTAGGCGGCCCTCGCGAGCGCCATTGTATTGACGACCCCGAGCGGACCGCACTTGAATGCGTTGAGGCCCATCACGCCGGCGAAGCCACTGGATTGATTGTTGAACCGGAGCAGTTGCGCGCCCCAGGCGGACGCGAGGGCCGCGGGCGAACTCGCGCCCGAGTCCTCGATCGCGCCGGCGTTCCGGCACTGATACAGCCGCACGCTGCCGTCTAGGTTTAGGAGAGCCAACAGTTCGACGACGTCCAATGGGGCGACCGCGGACAGCGGCCCAATCGCCGTCCCGACCTGTGCGACCCCGTTGTGATGCTGCAGCGAGTATTTTCCACTCGTGCCCGCGATCCAACACTGTGGCGTCGGGCTTCCGATCGCCCAGATGCGGGGACCGTCCGTCGAGCCGGTGAGGCCAGACCCGAGCTCTACGAACTTCACGTAAGCCCACATCGCTTGCGGCGCTGGATTCCACGCCGTCGAGATGATGTCCTCGTTGGAACTGCTCGGCGTGTAATCACTCACTCCCACGATCGCGGGTGAGCCGCCTGTGTTCGCACCATGCACCATCGTGGCGCCCCACCAGTAGGCGCCGCTCACCCCATCGCCCGTGTAGTTGTCCGTGCCAGCCGCGTCCTGGAGATCAACCCGCAGGTTGACGCTGGTCTCGGTCGAGCACGTCCCCCGGATCCAGATGCCGAACCAGCCATTGGCGAGACGGATGAAATTGGACGCGGTGAGGACCCCCGAGCCGCTGTTGCCCGCCACGATGGTTCCGACCGAGAGGTCATACTGCACGCCGATGCCGTGCGTCGCACCGAGAATGCGGAATCGGCCCTTGTATCGGCCGCCGCTGCGGACGAAGATCAGGCCCGTCACCGTGTCCCCCGATGTAATCGCGACCGCATTGCTGATCGCGCTGTGATTCACCGTCGCTGTCGTGTTTTCGGCGAAAAGGTCGCCCGTCAGATTGCCGTCGGGCGCCTTCGCCTGGTTCGACGAGACCGTCCCGTTGTTCAGCGTCGGCCAGGAGCCGATCGCTTCCGGGTTCGTCACGTCATTCGCGATCGCGCGAGACAGCAGGGTCGTTTGTAGCCCCGCCACGTAATGCCCGTCGCAGATGCTATTTGCCGGGTGATTCAGCAGGTAGCCCTCCCGGGTTATCTCGTAGCCGACTGTCGCACGTGAATAGCTGTAGAGCACGGGATCGCTGAGCGAGCCCCCTGGGGTGAACTCCATGAACAAGCCGCGGAAGGCCTGCAAGAAGTCGACGCTCGGATTGCGGAGCTTGAGCTGCTGGGCGTACTCGAGCGACGACGTGATCGTCCGGCCGCCGCGGATCGGATCGGCGAGATAGCAGCCGTCGATGTACACCTGTGGCAATGTGACATCCGGAACGAAGCGGAACGTGTTCTTGGCGCGGGCGTAATCGAGGAAGTCCTGTACGCCGAGCGCGCCAACAATCGGTGACTGGCTCGGGTAGGGTGCCTGACTGCCGTAGGCGTTCGGCGTAAGCGGCACGAACGTGGCTTCGCATTCCATCGTGTAGTCAAAGCCCGTCGCCCAGCCGTCTTCGGCACCTCCCGCCGCCGCCTGGACGGTCGCGAAGTCCTGTCTCGGCTCGCGATCCGTGACGAGCGTGCGGAGTGGGTATCCGAACGCAAGCACATTCTCGAGCGACGGTCCCCAAAGGATCTGACTGACTCGGCTCGCCATGGCTCAGGTCCCCGGAACGACGACGATGTTGCGCTCGGTGATGTTGCGCAGGAAATCGACGAACGCGTTCTGGTGATCCGGGTTGTTCGGGTCGAGGAACGAGCCTCCCGTCGGGAAGACCACCGTGAGCGTTCCAGGTCCCGCTTGCGAACCCGGGCGGAGGTTCCCGCCTTTGAAGAACGAGCTCTCGCCGCCGCCGCCACCTCCTCCTCCAGCGCCGCCACCGCCGCCACCCCCACCACCGCCGATTTGGGCGAAGTGCTGGGCTGCCTTGAAGTGTGTGGCTGCGGCCGCGAGGGCGGCCGGATTAGGCGGCCAGATGCCGGCGGCGAGGGACTTGATGCCCTCCGCGATTTCGAATCCCGCGAGGAGTTTCGCGATGATCTTGAACGGCCCGAAGAATTTCTCTGCGCTCGGACCTGCGAGGCTCACAATGGCCCCGCGCATGTCGTCAACGACTGACACTACAGCGCCGACCAGTGAGGCACCCTTTTCCAGGTCGTTCAAAGCCTTGAGCAGGTTGTTCTGAACGGGGCGTTCCATACTCGCGCGAAGAGCAGCGGTTTCGGGCGTGTCTTGTGCGAGTTGCGGAGGACCCCCTCGTAACTGGAACGATTGCTGAGCCGGGGGGGGCACGCTTACTGCGCCCGGCGACGGCAGTTGCGGCGGTTCTGGGAGATGATCTGTGATCGAGTCGCAACGGCACGGGGCTGGCACAGGGGGCACCACCACCGTCGCTGTGGCGGGCGTATTGCGATCATGGATTGCCTCCTGAAACTTCTTCACCTCACCTAAAGCTTCACGAAACGCACGGGCAATGTTCTCGACGCGGTTCTGCCATTCTTCGAATTGACCCGATGCCGCCATCATCACTCTTGTGTCGGGACTGACCCAGGTTTTGAGGTCTTGCTGCAAATCACGAGCCCTTTGGGTCGCTCCTTCAAGAGACTGTTGGAGATCATTGGAGACTGCTGCGTCATGTTGTCGCTGACCCTCAGGGGTCGCTTCTGCGAGACGCAATACCTCGTCATGCACTGCTTTTGCCTTCGCAGCGGCCTCTGCAGCGTGCGCTCCCAAAACCGTAAACAATCCGTTGATAAGACCGATCGCCGCGACCACTGGCAGCATTTCGGGGCCACCGAATGCTAGCAGAGCTTGAGAGGCGAACCCTACGGCGCCTCCAGCGCCTGTAGCTTGCTGAGCGAAGAGGTCCATTCCCCGCCCTAGGGCATCAAGTTGGCGGTTGCCGTTCCCCGCTTGATTGAACTCCAGCGCGTTGGCAAACTGCTCAATGGAAGTACCGTCCTTCACGATCTGGGTCACAAATGCCGCTTGAGCCTCCGCCGCATCATTCAGTCCTTGGTGAAAACTCGAAGCGTCGGCTTGTAGCTGAACTACCAGATTGGTAATCGTCATACGGATCCCTTTGCCTTCAAGCGCTCGAGACCGGCAGCCGCATCTTGTGCAAGCTCATCTTTTTGCAGCTCCTCGTTCTTCAGGAGGTAGTACGCCATCCACTCGTTCAGCTGACTCGACGTCAGTCCCGCAAGGAGTCCATCAACGTCAGCGATGCCGAGGCGCTCGGCGAGTCGGTAGGCGAACTGCCTGACGACCCGCCCTTCGAGTTTCCCGCCAGCTCCTCCACATCTTCGTTGGTCATTCCGGAGAGTCGCTGCGCTACCTCGAACAACCGATTCAGCGCTGACGCCGACAGCTGACCGACGGCGTCAGCATCCGAGTCCCCGAACAACCTGGAACCATCGATGGTGCGTACACACTGCACGACCAGCTTGGCGCGCAGGTTTGCGAAATTCGTGTCGTAGCTGCGCTTGCCGCGCTTCAGCACGCAAGAGGCTTCGAACGCATCGCGCTCAGCACCCGTCAATTCCTGCACGATCACCGCGCCGCCCCACTCCGGGACGTCGACGGTTTCCTGCTTCAGCGCGCGCTTCGAAAGAATCGCGTCGCGCGTGAGAGGCCGGTTCTCAGCCATGTTCTCTCCTGGTCAGACGGTGTTGCGGGTGAGTGAGCCGGCGGCTTCGACCTGGACCGCGCAGACTTGCTCTTCGCCCACGCTTCCCGCGACTGGGTTGTACGATGAAATGACCCCCAGCCCGGTCCACCCTGGGTTCGTGGTGCTCCGCGCGCCGCTGGTTGGACGCACTTCGATTGAGAACGGCGCCCCACCAATCAACGGTGAGATCGTTTGGTCAATGGAGCTCGCCCCGAAATCCTGGTGAAATGTGATCTTGAGGCTCCAGTCCTTCAGGCCCGACTTGACGAGTTTGGTGTCATTGGTCATCGCGGTCACGTCTTGCATGTCTACGGTCTGCGACAACTCGACCTGCTTGATGTGGTCCGACAGATTGGTCGCACCAATCAAAACGAATGCATCTTTGAGCACTTGCGTTGCCATGGGCTTCTCCTTTTACTGAATTGCTACGTTGACGATGAAAGTGATCGACGGGCTCGCCCCGCCGCTGAACGACCAGGTCGCCCGCCAAAACGCGTCGGTGATGGATCCCGGGATGGGCACCGCCCATTGCGATCCTTTGAGGGTCACTGCGGTGAACGTGATACGATCCGTGGGTGCCGCAAAGCCGACGGTGGGCGCGCTTTGCACTTTGACGGTGACGGTCGGACCGCCGCTGATGGCGGTCACATGCAACACGGCGTAGAGGAACTGGCCGGCAGCGACAGCGCCGATGTTGAACACAGTGCCGTTGCCCGTCGTCGTGCGAACAGCATTGTGCACGATCGTGCCACGTACGAGCCGGGCGCTGGTTGCGGCAGCGTCGAGCTTGAACTTCATGATGTCGCCGACGCCGCCCTGAACCGGGTTGAACGAGGCGATGCTGCTGAGGAAGCTGAATCCCGGCTCCCCCTCGGCGCCCGTCATCGGGCCCACGGACATCGGCACGTCGACGAGTCCAATCTTTGACGAGAGAAACTCTTCAGAGAATCCCGCGCCGAGGTTGATGAGACCGGAGAGGCTGGCCTTCACCGATTTCATGCCCGGCTTGCTGAGCTTGGTGTCGCTGCCGAACGTCGTCGCTTCCTGCATGTCGACGCTCTGCTCGATCGCCACGGCGTTGAGGTCTCCAGTCAGGTCCATGCTGTCGAGCCAGACCTTCGCGTTGGTGAGAACTTGAGTAGCCACAGTCAGGTCTCCTGGTGATGGATCACGGCGTCTACCTGCACTTCGTGAGAGCTGTTCACGGTGTCGAACGGCCCGTCGAGCTGGTCTTCGAGGAGCGTGTCCTGGATGACGACGCCGAGGACCGTGCCGCGCCAGCGGCTGAAGTCCTTGCGGATTGCCTCCGCGAGCGCCTGCGCGCCGCCGCGGGTCGAGTCGAACGCCGATAACTGGAACTCCGCGTGGGCGATCAACGGCTCCGTCCCCATCGCGTGCTCCCGATCTGTCTTCAGCCGC